ATATCAAACGGGCCAAACGCATCAGAGGCTGTAACTGTTTCAGTCTTACCTAACTCGGGCTGTCGTGAAGAATCATCAGCCGTGGTCACTGAATCAGTAACATCAGGACGGGTGAAGTCTTTAGCCGCTGCGTCTGTAGCCGTCGCACTATCAACAAGAACTTTGTCTGTGTTGAATTCTGTTACTACATCAGTTGCAGCAGCAGAATCCGTCAGTGACTTACCAACATCTTTGGTGTTAATTACATCATCCACACTAGATGTGGAGTCCGACAACACTTTGTCAGTAGTTTTAACGTCAGCATCAGTAGCTTCAGCAGTATCGGTAAGGGTTTTCCCTACATCTTTTGCATCTGAATCAGCAATATTGATTGGCTCTGGGTCAACATCTGGGTCAGTTAAATCAAAGTCAATGTTCCCATAGAACATTTTATTAATAACATCAACCGCAGTAACTGAGTCTGTAAACGCAGCATCAAACGAAATTGCCACATCATCTGTGGCTGTAGCTACATCAATACTGATTCGGTCAATAGACAGCGCACGGAAGTCAGACATCGTAACAATCTGATTCTCAAGAACGCTAGTTGGTACAACAAATGCTGCTGCTCTAATTACAGGTGTTGCGTGGGCTGTAGCCGTGACTCCGCCTGCCGCAGCAATACCGATAGAGACTGCCGAAACGGCAGCTACCAGTACAGTTGTTGCGACAGCAGAGGCACGTATGTTAGACATTAGAAGTTCTCTCTAACCGTGAAACGTAAAGTGTCGTACACAGTCTGTACTTCACCATTGAAGTTAATCACAATTTCGCCTTCATACATGCCGGGGTCTACATTAAGCACACCACCAGTAAAGTTAAATTGCACTTGTCCAGTTGTGCCGCCACTCAGCTTGGAAGTAGCAATGGTGGACAACAGTGTAGTTGTACCAGATTCACGAAACTTAATTGTGACAACCGTTGTACCTAAAGACAAATCAATAGGCGACCCTGTATTATCGTCGGTCAACGTGAGAACAATGACTGGTCTCTCGTCGCCCTTTACTAATCGAATGACATCGACAGCCATAGTAGCCTCACGCAAAAGGGCGCATTTGGACACTCATCGAGGCACGTGCTGCGCCTAGATTAGCCCTTGCTCTGCGCTCGGTTATTTTAGAAATGTATTGCTTAGCATGGTACGTTGCCAATTCACGGTCACTCCAATTTTTGTTTGGCATAACCAATAAATGTTGCAATGCACCATGCATAATGGTATTTTCTAGGTCATCCATAATTGTCTTGTCCATACCCGTAGCAGTACGTAGCGGCTTTAAGACAGCAATCATCTTAAGGTCATAGGTTACAGAAGCATCAGGTAGTGGGGCAAGTACAAAATTATCAGGGTCTAGTTGACAAATATACCTAGGGTCAGCCCTCTGGTCTGGGTCTAAGTCAGGCCAGTTGGGGTAATGTATATACAATTTTTCAAGCGTTAAAGGCGTAAGAGGTGAGCCATTAACAGCAGCAGTTAGAAAAGCATGAACCTCTGTCTGCAACGGATTGTTATAGGGGTACTCAAACACCCCCGGTGTTAGACGAATTGAAGGCTGCTCATAGCGCCACGCAAGAGTTTTCTCACAACACTCAATTGCTGCATCCCGAATATATTGCTCTAAGATAGGCTGAGGACACCCCGGCACACTAGGTGCAAGGCGGTTAGCCAAAGAAAGAAATGTACGAGTACTCATGATGCGACCACCGATTCGTTAGGTAAGCCCGCTTCTTCTGTATCAGTTAGAGTTCTTGCCTGTGCACTTACCCCCAATGCTTGGGTAAACGCCTGCTGGAACAACTGGGCACGGTTAGAGTTTACATGCTCATTATCAACCGACTCAGCTAGGAATACAGTACCATCAACTACAACAGGAAAGAAAGCATCAGGTAATAGCGCTACAGTCTGTGCTCCTGTGTAATTAGGAGGGGTCTGTGCGTATTCCCCAATAAGAATAAGGTTTGCGGGAGCTTTAGGATAAATAAAGAACTTGTTAGGGTTGCGTACATGACGCATCCAATTAACAGTAGTTGCCGCCGTGTCGTTCATCCAGCTAGGGAGGGTTTGGTCAAGAACAGTACGGTCAACCTCAGTGACACCTGCTCCGTCTTTAACTTGGAAAATCTCAATAATACGAATAGAGTCAGACGGCGGGGACTGAATAACAGTTCCAGCCGTACAAGGAATCTCTCCAATGTAGGCAAAGAGGTCGGGGCGTAGTACTGCCATACGCTTTAGCGCCTGATTAGCAAAGCCTAGCAACACCGCATCACTATATCGTTGCGGTGCACTAATGTCTTGTATAAGACGGCGAGCCTCTGTAACTACATCATTGAGTATCATTCGGGTAATCCCTTAGATGCATCTGCGTTGAGTTCATGGTTTTCGATAGGAGGTTCAACTGGAATTTCTTCTGTTGGAGTCTCCAACTTTAAACCGGTTTTACGACCAGTTTGCTTCTTTGGAATAAATTTCTCAGGAAATGCTTCTTCTTCGGTAACTTCTTCAACCATTGGGTTTTCAGCCAACATCTCAGTGTAATCATAAATAAAGCCATCGCGTTTGTTTCGTAGGTAACGTGCCATTTAATTCTCCTATCTATACTTACTGGTCTTAGCCGCTATTTTAGCTGGCTGTTTTACAAACTGTTGTCCTTTTGCTTTGCCTTCGCGTTTCGCTTTAGTTGTAGCAGCATACTCTGCGGGGGTCAACGCTTTAATAGCCGACTCAGGTAAATACCGCTCACCTGTCTTTGACGACGGCTTACCACTCTTGGTGCGCCACTTCTGCGCAGTCCAATCTTTAAGCGACTTTTGCGGGGCTTTCAATCTTTGTACCCCCCACCAGCAGCTTTGTATTTCTTTGCAACAAGCTGTGCTTTGCGTGCAGACCACTGACCTGCGGCTGTACCTTGCACTGCTGCGGCCTTAACCTGCGACACAATCCGCTTACGCAACTCAGGCTTCGTATAGTTACCTGCGGCGTTTACTTTGGATTTGGTTTTAGGTTTCGTAGCCATATCACCACTTTACCTTATCTGCCCAATAAGCGGCTGACATTTTGCCTTTGGCAATGTTTTTCGCATGACGTGCTTCAAAGCTCTTTTTACGAGCCTTCTCAGAAGCCGTCGTTGGATTTGCACCAGCACCCTTGACACCTTGCTGCCCGAAGCGAATCGTCTTCACCTCAGTGCCAGACTTTGCTACGACAACGTGGCTTTTAGTCGGGTGGCCCGGAGTACGCTTAGGCTGGTTATAGCCTGATACCCCAGCACGCTCAAGTCGAGAGTCTTTGGTAGCCATTACACAACCTGTAAGAACGCAGTAGTCTTTGCTGTTGCAGGAAGGGTTACATGCACATCGGTAGTAAACAAAATACCATCGTCAGGAATTTCCATCACGATGGGTTGTGTGCCAGTTCCAATATTAAACTGCAACCTCACAGTACCGGAAGCACCGCCGTCACGAAAGATAACATCACCAGCAGTACCACCGCTGATTGTGTGATACCCACGTAGTTGACGCCGCCCAGTAGCTAAAGTACCTGTTGCGTCTGTATGTACAGCCGTTACATTTGACATATTGTTCTCCTATTGTAAGAAGGGGGGCCGAAGCCCCCCACCTTTTAGTTGATGTCTGTCAACATTGCGAAGACACGCACAACAGCAGCGGCTGGTACAGCAGTACCAAGCGTGATGTCGATAGTATCAGCAGCAGCGTACACCTTACCACCACTCAGAGTGGGAGCAAATGCACCAGACGACAACACAGGAACACCACCAGAAGTACCAGTAGCGTTCGCTGAAGTAGCAGCCAAGTAACCAGCAGCGGCAGAGCCGTCACCGATAGAGATGGTGCTAGTTACGCCAGCGGCGGTAGTTACCACCATACCTACGTTAGACACAATAGTGCCAGCAGGGATAGGGATAATTTCCATCACATCAGAAGCAGCCAGTGCAGTAGCACCAGCAGCAGAACGCGCAGCAATGATTTTGGGGAAATCAAGAACCATTTCCACACGGACGGACTTGTTAAGGTCATTTGCCGGGTAAGCGGCTGTGCCTTTGTTAAAACCGAGAGAGTCGGTATATGTTGCCATGTTAATTCTCCTAAAAAAGTTAAAAACGGGAGGCCGAAGCCCCCCAGTTGGTTACGCTAAAGTAACGATACCTTGTGCCAATGCTTCAGGTTTAACAACTTGGTAGCCGTAAACTTGCAAGCCACGAATGACGTTACCGAAAGTAGACTCTGCACGCAAAGACTCCATCTCAGTCATCTGTGAAGCAAAAGTAAAGCCCATCTTGTGACCAGAAATGATGCTGAACTTGCCAGAAGTCACAGATAAATTGTGGCTTACATAGACAGTAAAGCGGTCAATCATGCCCAAGCGACCATTACGCAACACAGAAACGCTGTCACCAGTGATAGAAGCATCCTTCAGGTCTGACTTCTTAATGAAACCAGCCATCTTGGCTGGAATAATCAAGAAACGCTCAGACTCAGGGCAGTTTGCTTCGTCAAGAACAGTGCCCATGTCTACGATGTATTCAAGGACGTTGGTCTTAGTAATAGCAATAGCCGAACCAGATGTACCCAAGTCAATGTTGCCAGAGATACGACCAGCAGATGCACCTTTGTTCGAGGCAGAAATGCTTGGAAGAATATCTGTCAAAACACGTTGGTCAATCTTAATCTTCATACGCTCAGAAGCGTCTTTAGACCAAGTGTCCATCATGTTCACATCAGACTGAACCTTGTCCACGTCGTCTTCGATACAGGCAAAGTACTCGCCCTTGTCGATAACCAATTGGATTTTTGCTTTATCAGGATTCTCAACGCTTAGGGTTTGGCCCTTAACGTAAGTCTTGATAGTGATTTCAGGAGTGGTACGGATGTTAACCGTATCACCCATGCGGCGAATCTCGCCCTCATAGTTAGTGTTAGAGATTGCTGCGAGCACGGTGGCATCGTAGAAATTCTCGATTAATTTACCAGACCAAATTTCTGGAATGAAGTTACCCGAATAATTCGGGCGTCCTGCGGCGACGGGAAATCCCATGATAAAACTCCTCTAATCAAGCGTTAACAGTTATACGATTTTCTCGCTGTGCAGCGAAAATATCGCGTTCAATGCGGTCACGCTCTGCTTCGCGCCCTTTGTACTTACC